TCATTCGGCCGCCGCCCGCCGTAAATGATCCATCGCAGTTTGGAGCAGCGCCTTCTCGGCTTCGGGCTGCAACTTGAAGTCCGGGGTGAATGGCAAGTAGGGCCGGGCCGGGATGGTGACCTTCCGACCGCGCCCGGCCTTGCCACCGAGTTGGTGAATTCTAGCGTAAGGGCGAGCGGCGCCGATCATGGTGTAGTCGTCGCCGAATTGGGAATGGACCGATCCGGCCAGCAGCCCGGAGTCCTGGAGAATCTTCATATCCCCCTTGGCCCGCTGGGCCGACTTCTTAAGCTGCCCGTCCTTCTTGTACGCCTTGCTGCCACCCAACCGGGCTCGCACCGTGGTTTCTGACAGCGCTGCCCACTTTGGGCGACCCTCAGCGTCGAAGTTGTCCTCGGTCTGCTCCTCCAGAACGGCCGCCATGTCACGCATGGCCAAGCGCGGCCGGCGCGAAAAGCGGCCGATGCCGCCCATTGCCCGGCGGAACTGATCGTCGCCGACGATGACGGTTTGAAACTGCTCGCTCATTTCTTGCTCCCCTTGCGGTACTGCTCGACCAGGTCGGCGTCGTAGCGTTCCAGCTCCGGTTTCCAGGTCGAGCCAGGTGGATGGCTCCAGCCAGGATCGGTCGTCACATGCTTGCCGGGCGCGTACTCGAAGCGGGCCACCTTGGTGGTGCCGGCATCAGGATTCCGGGTAGAGAGCGGGACTTCGACCTGGTCGAGCCGGCCCGTACTGGTAGAGGACGGCGTTTGCCCTGGGCCGCTTCCCACCCGGTCGGACGAGAGCGTGCGAACCCGGCACCGGCAGCGATAGCCGTTCGGTGGATAGAAGGCGCCGTAGAACGGGTCGTCGTAGCGGAAAACCCGGCCATGCAGTGCCCGGTGCTGCGGACGGGTCCGGCTGTCCATCACTGCGACGTACATCCAGTAGGGACGCTCTGAGGCGTTCTCCAGTTGGCGAGCCATGCGCCCAGCCATGAAGGACGATTGCAGGTTGGCGTCGTAGATCAGTTTCAGGCGCCAGGGGCTGCCGTACTGCACCGGCACCGTGGTGCCTGGGTACATCTTGAGGATTTCCCCGGTCTCCATGTCGATGGCCTTGCCCCACCACCCCTTGGCCTGCAGGATGGGCGTCAAGCGCTTCTTGAACTCGGAAAATGCGACGTTCCCATCCATCGCCCGCTTCAGCTCGTCCCGGATCGCCTGCAGTACGTCCAGCCGGGCGACGTTGGCGACGGTGAAGACCTTGCCGTGGATTTCGCCCAGCAGGTCGTACCAGTTGTCGCTGACCTGCAAGCCCTTCTGCTTGAAGTAGGCGACCGCCTCGGCCGGCGGGAGGCTCATGGCGTAGAGAAGGTCGAAACCCTGGTCAGGCGTCGGCATTGGCGCGTCCCCACAGCTCGGCCACGAACATGGCGCGGGTCAGAGCTTCTTCCAGCGCTTTCGTGTCCAGCTTCGGATACAGCGTGGCGAGCTTCTCCATCGCCTCGGCGTAGTCCGCTGAATCGTTGATGAGCTGGATCACCGGGCGTACCAGCGCCGCTGCCTGCACCTGCAGCTTGTCGCCGGCCAGACGTTCCAGGGCGGCATCCAGAGCGTCTTGATCAGGGAAGGTGTCGTCCCCTTCCGCAAAGGCCGGGTCGGCTGTGCCGGTCGGCGGTTCGGCGGCCAGATCGCCCTCCTGCAGATCGTAGGCGCGGATGAAGTAGGCGTTGGTGAACTTGGCGCCGGACTCGGAAAGCATCTTGTCCCGCTTGGCCTGCACCTCATCGACCTCTTTTTGCTCCCACATCTGGAAAGTCGGTGCGACGCCATCGCCGAAATTCAGGTCATGGGCCCAGCGGATCAGCTGATTGAAGGTGGCCTCGACGATGCCCTTGTCGGAATCGCGGATGTCGCGGGTCACTTCCAGCCCGGCCTGGGCGCTGGCGCGGGTCGAGTTCGCCTCGCTGGACTGGTTTTGACCGAGCAAGGCGATATTGACCTCCGAGCGGCAGAACATCAGCAGGCGCTCGAACACGTCGGCCGAGCCGCCCTTGCCGGACGCCTCGACGATCTCCACGCTGGAATCGTCGGGGATCACCGCCACTGCGTCCTGGATCATTTCGCCGAGCTGCTCCAGGAAGGCGTCGGTCTCGTGGATCGGCGTTCTGCGCGGGTGCTTGCCGACGAGCCACGGCGTGCCGTACTTCTCCGAGAACTGCACCCAAAAGGTGAGCCCGCCCTTCTTGAACGTGGTCGGCCAGAAGCACATGGACAGGTCAGGGAAGCCGTAGGGATTGTCGTAGCTGGCGTCCTGGCGTGGCAGGAGGAACTTACGCTCGGGGAGCAGCTCGCCCTCGGTGGGGGATTCCTTGGTCTTGAGGCGCAGCCGGTTCTCCTGGTCGAAGTGGAACCACTCGGCCGGCTTGCCGATTACGTCGACCGGCACCAGATAGCCGCCCACCTTGCCCCATACCACCTCCATCGGCTGGTAGCCGTAGAGCGTGGCGTCGAGGATTTCCGAGATGATCCGATTCAGGTCCAGATCGCCGAACAAGCTCTCGATGGTGGCGGCAGCCCGGCTCTTGGCCTTGCCCTTGTCGATGCCCCACTCCAGGGCTTTTACCGCGCCCTTGCGCCGCCGGATGTTGCCGCCGACCTGTGGCTCGGTTCGCAGCTCACGATAGACCTGGATGTCCTTCCCCAGCGCCTTCAGCACCGGGTCAGGGTTTTGCAGCAACATGCCCAGGGCGTGGAAGTCCGGGCGGCGGTTGCGGGTTGCGATCTGCGAGGTCATGGACGTCATGTCCATCTCGCCGAACGAGACAAATTCTGTCGGGCTGATATAGAGCCCCTTGGCGCGTTTCATCTGTACCCCTTGGTCATGGACAGGGATTTCCGGCGTCCTTTCGATCTGACGGTCACCGGACCCGTGTTGATTTCCCGGCTGGCGAAGTAGGCCAAGGCAACAGCTACGGCCGAATCGCCGTGGCGCTTGCCCTTGTCCTCGCCGGTCGTCCGGGTGTCTGGAATGCGCGGCACGCCCTTGATGACCTGGACTGTCCGCAGATCGGCTAGCACATCGGCGTCGCGGGGGAGCCCGTCGAGGGTGCCGTCTTCCAGGGCGGCCTTGACCGGCGGCATGTTCTCCCGATACCAGGACTCGGATAGCATCACCTGCTGGATGCGGCTGGCGCCGTAGCGTTGCATGGCGACCTCGGCCAGGAATTGGCCGTTGCCGCGAGCATCGAAGGCGCCGCCCATGAAGCGCGGCAGTCGGTCGAGCAGGTAGAAGCACACCTGCTCCTGCTGGCGAAAGGGCACGTTGCGTAGTTCCACGGTGAACGGCACGCGCCGCACCAGGTTCTGGTGCTGGAGCAGCGGCACATGCACCGTCAGGTCGCCCGAGCGGCCGAAGTCCTCGCCGTCGAAGCTGATCGCATCGGACGGAAGCGTCTGCAGGAGCGGCGCCATCTGCGCGTCGAGCCAGTCGCGGCAATCGGCAGCACGGATATGGTCGGCCAGCAGCTCGAAGCCAGGCTTGCACTCCCAGCGCAGGACCGGCGTATCAGCCGACATGCGCGATTCAATCAGGGCGCGGGAAAGCCATGCGCCGCCGGAGTTGGCCGGAACACAGTCCAGTTCCTCCTCCGCGCCGGCCCCGTAGAAGGCATACACGTCGGCCATCCAGGCGGCTTCTTCCTCGGCCGTCCATTCTTTCCCCAGGCGCAGGCAGACGCGACGATACAGGCCATCGGCGACCGCTTCCTGGAAGGTCACCCGATGTACCGCGCCCTTGCGGCGGCCGGCGCGGATGTCCTCGACCAGCTCGCTGAACGGGTTTTCGACACCGTTGTGGGTCGAGATCACATGCACGCGCCCACCCCAGATCAGCATGGCCAGCGCCGCCTTGAGCAGCTCGAAGAGGTCGGGGTGGAATGCCGCCTCGTCGATCACGATGGTGCCTTGGCGACCGCGCAGGTTGGACGGCCGGCTGGTCAGGGCAACGATCCGAAAACCGGAAGCCGGGAAGCGGATCGTGAAGGTCTTGATGTGCTTGTCTTCCTCGTCGCCGTCCCAGAACCCCTCCTCGATTTCCGTCGCGGCATGGTTGAACGCCTTGGCCCACATCGCGCACGCCTGGATGTACTCGATAGTCATGTCCTGGTTGTAGGCGATGTAGTAGACGTTCTGGCCGCCGGCCGTGCGACTGGCGGCGGCCGTCAGCACGTTGTCGGCGGCTTCACCCCAGGTGATGCCGGTACGCCGGCTTTTCTCCATCACCTTCAGCGGCGCCGTGTCCGCAACCCAGCGTTGCTGATAGGCCATCAGCACCGCCGGGATGGGGGCGAGCGCGGTGTTCGGAATGTCGACGGGGACGATGCTCATCCGGCGATCCCAAGAATTTCGCGCCGGAGCTGCTCGACCGAATCGGACGAAAGGCCGCCTTTCTTGGCGATCTTCTCGACGTTGGCCGCTGCAGCTTCGGCTTTGGCCCGCACCTCAGAGAGCCAGCGTTTCTGCATCACGGATGCCTTGCCGAGTTCGGCGACTGCCTTGGCCAGCTTGGCGAGATCAACCGTTTCCGGGTCGACCTCGATTTCCATCAAGACGCCGAAGAGCTTTTCCTGGGTGAGACGCACCAAGGCGTCATTGACGGCGCCGTCCTCGTCCGGCGCCGCCTGGACGACGGCACGGGCCTGTTCGGTGACCATCTTCAAGGTCTTGAGGCGCTCCTCAAAGTCCTGGCCGTAGCGATGAATGGCGCTCTTGGAGATTTCGTATCCCCGCGCCTTCATCTCCCCGGCCAGGAGCTTGTAGCCGCTGAAGTTGCTCTCGACCAAGGCACGGTCAAGCCATTCCTTCACTTCCTTCGGCAGCGTCTCGACAGTGCTTTTCTTGCCCATTGTCGGTCACCAGTATTTCGTTGGACGGGCGATGCCGGGATCGCACTCGACGGTGTACTCGGCGACGTCGGTGCCGTGCCGGTTCAGTTCGGCAAACCAGCGGCCGGAGGGCTCCTTGTTCAACGTCACCAGTTGGCGGTCGGCCAGGTAGTCCAGCTCTCGGCGCAATTCCAGGGCAGTGGCATCGGGATAGATGCTCTGGAGGGTGGCCAGCACCAGCTCCTCATAAGCGCCGACTGGACGGGCATTGTTGAGGATCAGGAGGATGTTCCAGCGCATGGATTCGCGCCGGACCTTTGCGGTGTCGATCATTGATTCACCCCTTTCATCTGCACCACTTCGAGTTTGTTGTAGAGGGCATCCAGCTTGGCCTCGATCACGCTCTGGCCACGGATGTAGTCTTCCCGCCGGACGTAGGCCAGGGGGAGGTCGGCGCGGAACTTGAGGAACTCCCGGTCCAGCGCTTCGAGCTTGGCCGCCGTCTTTCCCTCTTCGTCGGTGTGGCGGCGGATCGTGTCTTGCATGGCGGCGTCGGCGGCCTTGCGGGCGGATTCCAGCGCGTCGAAACGTTCGTCCAGGCGCCGGTCGATCTGACCGAAAAGCACCTTTGCCCCTCCCGCCACGAAGGCGAAGAAAGCGAGGAGCAGCGTTACGAGCTGCCAGAAATCGAGTTGCACGGTCATGCGTGTTTTCTCCCTTGATGTTCTTGTACGGTTTGGCAATCCACGCAGAGCGTGACGCCGGGCACGGCTTGCTGGCGGGCTTCTGGAATCGGCTCTCCGCAGTCGCGGCAGTGCGATGCCGAGCGGCCCGCTGGCCGACATGCACGCTGTGCGGCGAGCGCGAATTCGCGGTCTGCCGTCTCGCGGTCGCTGGCCTGGTCAGCGATGTCCATCGGTGGCCTCCTTGTTGTTGCGATCGAGCAGGCGGCTCACTTGGGCTTCGAGGTTGCGGCAGCGCTCGCCGTAGTCGGCGATGTGGGCGAGGATGTCGGCTTGGCTGAGACCGGAGTCGCGTAGCCAGGCGTCAGGGGCTTGGGCGGCTTCGGCCGTTCCGCCAACTCCGGCGGTAGCGGCGCCGGTTCCTGCGGCGGGCAGACCGATGGCGGTGTTGTACTCGCGCACGAAGCCAGCAGTGAACACAGCGCGAGGCAAAGGCTGAGGCGCCAGGCCAGGGGCCGGCACATAGACGGTGGTGACATTGGCGATTCTCCTGAGAAGGGATTGCTTTTCCTGGGCATGGGCGGCCTTCTCGTCGGCCAGCGCCTGCGCCAGGCGGTTGTTGCGTTCCACCTCGGCGATCAGGCGCAGACGGGCATCGTCGGCAGCCTTGGCGGCGGCGGCGGCGTTGTCCTTCCGCAGCGTGGCTAGGGCAGCGTCGCCGTCAGCCTTGGCCACCCGGTGGCCGAGCGCATACCCGGCACCACCTGCCACCAGGCCGGTGACACCAGCCAGGACAAGGGCTGCCAACAAGGCATTCAGGCGGGTTGTGATCAAAGGCGTGTCAAGCATGGCGAGCCCTCCGGCGGTTGCGACGCTTTTTCGCCAGGCGCTTGGCTGCCCGGACGCCGGAGACGCGGCCATGACGGATCAGCTGCGCCGGAGCGAGGTGGATGGGAAGGGAAAGGCGCGGCATGAAGCCGAGCAGCGAGAGGAGGTGGCCGATCATGCGCAGCTCCCCAGCCCCCAGCCGGCGGCGATGTAGCGCGGTTCGTGGGAGCGCAGGATCAAGCGCGGATAGCCACGGTTCTCCTGGAATGCTGCGGCGTGCCGTCCGGCGTTGAAGCGTTCGACCTGGTCAAACCAGCGGGTGGCATCAGCCCCTTTCGAGGCGGCCAGCTTCTGATCGCGCCACACCCACCCGAGGCCACCGTTGTAGCCAGACAGGGCCATCGCCATGCGGTCGCATGCCGTGGCGGCATCGACGCGCTCCCACAGGTGGCGGTCATAGACGACAAGCGCACGCATCGCCCAGGTGGGGTTGAACGGTTCGGCCGCGCCCAGCTCGCGGGGATAAGCCCCGGCGATCCAGCGTGTGGTTGCCGGCATGAACTGCGTCATGCCCTGGGCGCCGACCCGGCTGACCGCGTCAGAGCGCCACCGGCTTTCCTGGTGGATTTGGGCCGCGAAAGTAGCGACGGGGGCTGTCAGCCCCCATGCTTGTCTCGCCTCGCGGGTCAGCTCCTGGCGGTGGCGAAGCGCATCGCGTGGTACGTCGGCTGCACTCGCCACGGCTGATGCCAGGGCGAGCGCCAAGAAGGCGGCACGCATATCAGGCCCCCAGCGCAACGCCGATCATGGCGGCGGCAATGATGATGGCGCGGCGGATCTGCGCGGCAGCGAAGACGACCCGGTGCTCGGGGACGGGCTCACCGAACTCGGAGAGGTAGCAATCGGGCCGGGCGTAGGGGAAGAGGGAGCGGTCGATCCAGTACGCCACCCAGGCAGCGCTGGTGATGAGCGATAGCTTGTAGAGCGAGACGGGAAGTAGCTGGGGTGCCGTGACGGCGATGGCGGCTACCAGCAGCAAAGTGACCAGCAGCCAGCCCGACATGCGGGCGCGAAAGAATTTGAACATGAGACCCTCCTGGTAGGACATGCCGCCATGCTATGCAGCAGCCCCAGGTGGGTCTTTTAAAGCGGTTTAAATATCGGCCTGCTCCGGGAAGAGGGCGCCTTGGCGACGCGCCAAGTCTTCCTGGCGCATGGCTTTCACGATCTTGTAAATCCACTGGAGCGACACCCCGTACTTGCGGGCCAGATCGCTGTGGTTCTTGCCGTTGAAGTCGTTCCAGATTGCCAGGTCGCGGGCCGACAGCTTGATGGCCGTTCCGATGGGGAAATAGATGAGCTGGCCGCCCCAATGTGCGGCCATCCGGTTGGCGATCTCGTTCGCGACGTGATTGGCCCGCTCCTTGTCCAGCTCGATCAATTCCTGCAGCGCCACGGAAACGTGCTGCCACAGGTCGTGCAGCAACTCCGGTCCTTTGCTTCTACATTGTTCGCTCATGCCTCGATCCCCCCTTTATTCAGAACCTCTGTCAGGCTCTCCCAGGCCCAATACATCGGGTCGTAGGTCTGCCGTTCCTGTGCAATGCCGATGCAGCCTTGCAGCCCCGCCAACTCCTCCGGCGTCAGGACGATCCGACCGGCGTTGATCTCCTCCGCAGCCCTCTCGGCCAGGGCCTTAACCCGTGCAGGAAGGAAGCGCATCGCCCACTTCTTCATGGTCTCGATCAGCCTCTCGGCCTGCTCGCCGTTGATCCACTGGAGCGCATCCACCCCGGCGATCCGCTTGACGTAGGCGGCCAGTGCCTCCTCGGAGGGATTCTTGACCACGTCCAGCTGGTGCAGGAACAGCCAGAGGGCACGGACCTTCCTGCTCTCGGCATCCTGGGCCAGCGGCCGGGACGGCTTGGCCTTCGCCTGCTTTGCGGTGCGCGGTGCCTTGCCCTTGGAACGCACCTTGAAGCCGCTGCGCTTCATGTGTTCCAAAACCTTCTCCAGTTCGGAAACGTTCAGGTCGGACGACGATTCCTTCCCCGCGACCCGCTGCAGGATGGCGCGGTACGTGTCGTCGTCGAGTTGCAAGTCGCGCTTGGCCACGTGGATCAAGCGGATCAGCCCCTGGCGGTCTGCTCTCATGACTTCCTCCCGAATTTCCGCGCCATCCAAGGATGAATGGCCATTGAGGTTAGGATGCCGAGCGGTCCGCCCAGCAGGTAAGCAGCGACCTCCAGCATGCCGGTCGGGCCGGGCATGATCTTGAGGATGGTGATGTTGGCCGTGCCAATACCGAAGCTGGTCAGCGCCGACAGGAAGCGGTGGCCGCCGTTGACGTTGAGCGACTGGAGGCCGAGGAACAGCACCAGGAAGTAGGTGGCGGCGAAGAGGAACAGTGCGTTCATGATCAACGTCCCCCCAGGGCGAGCGGCTGCTCCGCGCCACCGACGCCACGGTTGAGCTGGGCGTCCTTGCCTGAGCGATGGCCGGCGGAGTAGTCGTCGTACTCGTGGTCGCGCAGCTTGCGGCCATCGTTGCGGTCGCGGGACTTCAGGCTGCGCAGCGCCGGATAGTGCTTGACCATGTAGGCGTCGATGGCGGCGGCCTGCTGCTCGGTGCCGGCGAAGGCGGCGATGGTCCCGGCGACGGAACGCACCCAGCCTTCGCTGAACAGGTCAGCCCGGCGGGTCTTGGTGGCGACCTTGCACCGCTTCAGCCGAGCCTTGATGTGCTCGTCCCGTGCCCGCTTGGCTTGACGGTGCAGGACCGTGAAGGCGTAGTGGGCGACCTCGGGGGAAGCGCCGCAGCCGATGAAGCACCACTCGCCCAGGCGGTTCCAGAAGCCGCCGGAAAAAATCACCTGGCAGGCGAAGGCATCAGCAATCTTCGAGGCCAGCATCGTCTCCCAATTGGCGGGTTGGGACTTGGCCCCGGACTTCGCCCGGCGCTCCTCGGCCTCGGCTGCCTGGATGTCCAGGTCAGTGATGCCGTGGGCTTCCATCATCTTGCGGGCCTGGCGTAGCGCCGCCTCGGCCTCGTGCTCGTTGCTGCTGGCGGACAGGGCCAGGCACTTCTTGATCTTGTCCAGAATCTTGTCGCGGTCGCTCATCATCCTCTCCGAAAAACCATCTCTCGAAGCCGCCCGCCAGGCGAGCGGCTTGAAGCGGTGGTTTAGTTCGCTGCGTAGTCCTTCAGCTTCTTGGCCGCCGTGAAGGTCGGCACCCGTTTGGCGGCGATCTGAATCGCCTCGCCGGTCTTCGGGTTGCGCCCGGTCTTGGCGGCACGCTGGGCGGTACCGAACTTGCCGAGGTCGGTGATCACCAGCTCGCCGCCGGCCCGCACCGTGTCGAGCACGGTGGTGGTCAGCGCGTTGAGCATGGATTCGGCCTGCTTGTTGGTGACTTCAGCGTGGTCCGCGAGGTGCTTGATCAGTTGTTGCTTGTTCATGGTCTTGCCTTTCATTGCTGGGTGGTGGGTTGAGAAACGGGTTTCACGGTGGTGGCGTCGGTCGCCGCAGGCCCCGGCTTCCCGGTGCTTTCGCTGACGGACTTGACCATCGCGTCGAAGAGCGCCTGGGCGGCTGATCCGGTGGCGCGGATCGTGGTGCCGTTGCGGCTGCGCTTCACGGTCACGGTGCCGGTGGTCTTGGCCATGTCACACCGCCGCCAGGTCGAGGCTGATCGGCTGGTACTGATCGGAGTCGCCGACCCGCTCATAGAAGCGGATGTATTCCTTGCTGCCGACCACCTGCAGGCTTTCGCTGATCGCCTGCATGGCCTTCTGCCACTTCTCGTCGCGGATATCGAGGCGGCGCAACGCCAGCACGCGGCCGGTGTTGATCTTCCCCTCCTTGTCGGTCTGGAAGGCGGACTGCACCAGCACCTTGATCTCGTCGCGGCTGCCCTGGCTCCAGTCGATGATGCACTCGTCGATCAGATGCTTCGCCGCCTGCAGGCGCTCGTCGAACACCATGTGCTCGGCGATGGCCACCTGAATCTTGATCGCGCCGTCGAAGCTGTACAGGGTGAGGTTGCCCTTCTTCCCACCCAGCTTGACGTCGTACTGCTCGGCGGACAGATCGACGAAGGCGTTGATCTCGTTGAACACCGTGGTCTTGAAGTCGCGCAGGGATGCGCTCATCGTCTTGGCCCGCTGGCCGAGGTCATGGGCCAACTCGTCGCGGGTGCGATCAATCGGCTTGATCATGCTCTCCGGCACCAGGCAGCCCTTGGCGTCTTTCCAGAAACCTTCAGGGATTGCGGTCATGTGTTGCTCCTTGGTTTGACATCGTCTTGCTCTTGACCAGGTCCGCCATCAGTTCGCGTAGCCTGGCCTTGTTTCGTTCCATTTCCTCCCGCGTCAGGCGGGGAGGGGGAAGGGCAGGGGGAGGGTCGCGGTTGCCCAGGTGATCCAGGAACGCCTTGGGTGCTGGCCAGCGGTCACAGGTGCGGAACAGCGTCTTGAAGGCCCGTTGCACCCGGTGGCGATCCAGGTGTTCGGTCCATTGGATGCTCACGTCGTCAATCGCCTCCAGCCACACCTCGGCGGTGCCGATGATGGCGTCCTCCGGCGGCGTGCCAGGCAGGCGCAGGGCAAGCAGCTTCTGCAGCCCGGAGGCGACCTCGACGCGAAGCCAGTCAGCTACCACGCTTGAACTCCTCCAGAGCGGCGATGCCGGAGAGTGTCCGGGATGCCTGCTTGCCGACCGTCAGGCGCGGCGTGCCGTCGACAACCACCTGGTTGCCGGTCGGCCGATAGCTGCTGATGACCTCGTACAGCCAGCCGTGGCTCTTGAGCGGCATCTTGAGCCGGCCGGAATCACGGGCGGCCAGGGTTTGCTCGATGCCCCATACCCAGGCATCCACCGGGGCGTCGAAGACCTGCCCGTCACGGCTGATCCGCTGCGCCTGGATGTCGGGCAGGATTTCCCCCAGCAGGCGGGCGACACGGTCCATCGTCAGCTCACGCGTCTCGGGGCGGAACAGCGCCAGGTAGCGCACCACCGCCGACCCGAGCGGGCCGGAAAGCTTGAAGGTGGTGGCCAGCGCCTCCCGAGCGCCATCATGGGCGACCAGGGCATCGAGCGACAGGGTCGCGCCGCAGGCCGGGCAGCGGGTTCGCATCAGTGCACTCCCCCTTGCGGCTTTTGAACGACCTTGACGTGCTTGGCCACGATCTTGTCCAGCTCGCGCTTCACCGCATCCTGGTCGCCTGCCATGTGGCCGAGCACCACGTGCGCCAAGCTCTCGCTGACGCTCTGCAGCACGTACCGCTCTTCGTGCAGCTGATCGGCCATCTTGAGGATCGTGGCGTTGGCGCGGTGCAGCTCCTCGCGCAACTCCGGCACGGTGCTGAAGGCTTCCGGGTTGGCCATCGTCGGGCACATGGTGATGGTCGGGTTGCTCATGACGGCTCTACCCAGCTCACGATGACGCCCTCGAACTCACCGGAAACCAGCTTGCAGCCAGCCTCGTCGCGGAAAGAGCGCGGCCCCATCCGGTTCAACAGGGGCGCGAGGGACTTGGTTTCGTCCCGCTGGATATGGGCTTGCGGTTTCGGTCCCGCCAGGCGGCTCCAGACCACATGCAGGCCCAGGCGGCGCAGTTCCCGCTCGGCGTGGTTGAGCAGCGCCAGTCGCTCCAGAAAAGAGGCCGTGAAGACCCGCGATTCATGCGGCGCCTGCATGAAGGCCGGATGGGCAGCAGGCATGGGGCTAACAAGATGCAGAATGGCTGGCATGTCACTCTCCTGCGCTGAGTTGAAGGGTCAGGATGGTCAGGTCGGTACCGGCCGACTTGACCTGCTCCATGTAGCTGTCGCGGTCGAGGATCACGCCGTCTGCAAAGGCCGCGCTGCGGCCAGACAGCAGACCCCGGACCAGGGAGTGGGTCAGGTAGAAGCCCTCGCGGTTCTTGGGGGTTACGCGGAGGCGGAGCTTTTCCCGCTCCCAGGTGTCGGAGTCGAAAGGTGGTCCATCGGCGGCGATGCGCTGGCTGTAGAAATCCACCTCGGCATAGAGGGCGTCGTCGTCGATCTCGATGGTGAAGAAGCGGTCGAACTCCCACACCCCTGCTGGCATGTGGCCACCGAAGGAAACCTCGGCATGGGCCATCCTGTGCAGCGCGTCGATTTCGTTTTGCAGGCCCATGTCACACCTCCCGCACCACATCGGCATTCACCGTGGGCACGCCGATATCGGCGGCCAGGTTCATGCAGGCGGTCAGCAGGTTGCCCACGGCCAGGGGGTAGAGCAGGGAGACCGTGTCGCGACGGTCGCGGCGGTTGGTGGAAATCGTCAGTTTTGCCCGCAGCGCCTCGACCCCGCTGGCGTCGATCACTTCGGACAGCGGCTTACCAAGCCGGCCCAGCTTGAACTTGAGGTATTCCTCCAGGCGGCTGTCGAGCGGCGCCAGTTCGACCACCTCGCAGCGCTGTACCACCTCGCGCACTTCGTGGTTCGTTTCCGAGAGCTTGAGCTTCAGTTCAGTCTGGCCGATCAGGATGATCGAGAGCAGCTTCTTGAAGCCATCCTCCAGCTCGAAGAAGCGCTTGAGGTGCTTGATGGTCGGGATCGACAGGCCGTGGGCCTCTTCGATGATCAGCACATGGCTGTTGCCGGCCCGGCGGGAGTCGCGCAGCACGCGGTGCAATTGGCGGAAGCGGGCCTCGGGGCTGCGCTTGACGTTCTCCAGCGGCGCGACCGTGTTGAGGATCGCCTCGGCGATGTGGGCAGCCTTGAGGGTCTTGCCCTTCTGGTCGTTATCCTCCATGCCGAGCACGTAGGGTTCGATCACGATGATGGGCTGAGACTCGCGGCTGATGCGGTCGATCAGATCGCGGCGCAGCGTGCTCTTGCCTGCCCCGGATTCGCCGGCAACGGCCATGAATCCGCCATGCTTGGCGGTCTGGAACATCGCCTCGCGGACGTAGCGGATGTCCGGGCTGACGAAGACATCCTCGTGGGACTGGACATCATCGGCGAACGGATCGCGGAACAGACTGAAATGCTTCTTGGCGGCTGGAAACAGCCCCTGGCGGCGTAGTAACATAGCTTCCTCCATTGATTGGAAATCACCCAGCGGGGCCGACGCGGTGCAACGCGCCGGTTCCGCAATCTCAAAAGCGGTGTCGATGGCCTGTTGGCTTGCACCGTGTTCTCGCAGGAATCCCTGCACCTTCTCCTTGATCGAATCGGCGGACAGGCTCTTGGGCCACTGGTTGTGGTTCACCAGTTGCGCCACGCTCGCCGTCGAGAGATCAAGCGCCTTGGCCAGGGTCTTCTGCTGCAAGCGCAGACCTGCCAGGACATCCTTTAGCTTCAGCACGCATCACCTCCTGCAACTACCCTGAGCGGCCGTTTCATGCCGGCATTCGAGCCGGAAAGCTCGGCGGCAATGTTGTCGACCTGGTCTTGTGGAACGCCCTCGGGGAACCGCTGGGCAAGCCAGCGGAAGTACTCGGGCTGCCATTCGCCGCCCGCCGACTCGACCTTCTGCTTGATGACCTTGGCGGCCTCGACGTGGGAGAGGGGGGCCAGCTCGACACGGGCACCGCGTGCCGCCGCTACTGCCGGGGTGTTGAGTTCCTGGGCGGTAGGCAGCAGGCGCTGGGGGAGGGGAGTCGTGCCGAGGTGGGAATGGGCGATGACGCCGCGCCCATCGTTGAGGTGGGCGAAGGGCTTGGCCTGCTTGGCGCGAAGGGCCTCGGCGTCTTCCACCGAGGTGCCATCGCCGTAGGCGGCCTGCGCCAGTCGCTTGGCCATGTGCTCGTCCAGGGTCTCCTTGGCGCGGGCGTAGCCTTCGCCAACCACCTGGGCGGACATGGGGCGACCGTAGTCGTCGAAGTCACGCTCCGGCGCAACCTCGACCATCAGCGGCTCCTGGCCAAGGCGGTCGATCTCGATGCGCACAGCACCATCCCGCAGCAGCAGCGGCGCGACGCGCACCTGGACGTTGCGGCCCAGGAACTCAGCCCAGGCCCGGAGGTCGTAAGTTGCAGGCTTGCCGAGTTCGGGATGGGCGAAGCTGATCTTGAGGTCGCGCACCACGCGGGTCTGCTCTTGGCCGCGCATGAACCATTGGCACACCTTGCGCTCGGGCATTTCGACCAGTGCGCCGGGGTGGCGCAGGATCAACTGCCAGAGGTCATCACGCACCATCGGCTCGCCAGAGGCGCGGACCAGGGTGGCATCGACGTGCTCGATGGCGTTGGCGTTCCAGTCTCGCGCCCACTTCTCGGCGGCGGCGTTGAGTTCTTCCACCGTTTCCACCGGCTCGAAGCGCAGGCGGCTCTCGAACTGCGTTTCCACCAGGTTGTTGCCCTGCTCGACACCTCCCTTGGCCCAGGCGTGGCCGGCGGCGTGGGTCTGGTGATCGACGCCCAGGGCATCCAGCAGGTTCTGGATGGCGTGGCTCTTGTTGGCGCTTCCCTTGTCCCACAGCAGAATCTTCGGCACGCCGTGGGAAAGCCGGTTCGGCTGCTTGCCCCAGGTGTAGAGCAGGAACTCGAACAGGTTGATCTGGTTCTCGCCCTCGGCCTCGAAATAGCGCAGGTCGATGCTGCCGCTGGCATGGTCATAGCGGACGTAGCGCCAGACCTTGAGCTTGACCTTGGCGTAGTTCTCCAGCTTGTTCTTGTAGAACTCCTCCTCGCGCATCACCATCTGCCGCTTGCCCATGTAATAGACCAGGCACAGCGACGGGTCGATCTGGTGGACGTGGTTGGGGTGCAGGCTGCGCAAGGTGATGTGATTGCGGGAGTTCGCCACCGTCTTGGTGTCCATGCGGCGCTCGCGTAGCAACGTATTCACTCTGGAGCGGCTCACGTTGACCTCCAGGCCGTTATTGGCGGCGACGTTCATCGCCACCCCCACGGGCATGGTTTCCTTGCCGTTGCCCCGCACGGCCTCGCGCTTGGCGGCGGCGATGAAGGACAGCGTTTCGTCCGGCAGCGTTGTCCGGCCGGCATCCGACCGCTTCTTGCGGCCGGACTTGTAGCCGGCGTGCTTCTTGAGCCAGGTGTAGATCGTGTTCGGGTTCTTGCCGATCCAGTCAGCGAACCGATGCACAAGTTGTGTGGTTTCCCCGTGCTCGGCCGCCTCCAATTGCCCGCGCAGCTTGAAAAGCTCTTGCAGCAGTTCGGGAGAAAGCGTGGCAGCCATGTCCATGACCTCATTCCTCGATCAGTGCGCCGAGGGTCTTGTCGAAGACGTGGCGTACAGCGGCGATGCATTCCTCGGCGCGGGTGATCGCAGCGGACAGCTCCAGGCCGAGGGATTCGCGGGCCTTCTCCAGGGCGGCTTCCTCGCCGGGGGCGGCCTCGATGCTCATGGCGTCGGTGCGGATGATGTCCAGGGCACCGGCATTGACCTCGATTGCCTTCTTGGCGGCCATCACCTGGTTGATGAAGCCCTGGAACTCGGCGGGCCAATCCGTCAGGGAAACTCGCTGTTTGCGCAGCTTCATCTCCAGATCATTGATCTTGTCGTCCTTGCGGCCGATCAGCTCGCCCTGTTGCTCGTAGTTGGCCTCGACCTCGGTTACGCGCTTGGTCAGCTCCTCTTTTTCCTTCGTGTGCTTGGCTATCAGCTCTTCGGCCAGTTCGACAAAAGACTCCTTGTCACCGGCCTTGGCTACCTCGATCAGCGCGGTTTTCTGGTCTTCAGGCAGGCGGCGGAACTGGCGCAGTTCGCGGTAGCCGATGCCCATGCGAGACATACTTTCTAGGGCTTCTTCGCCGAAGGTCCGAAGGTTGGAAATGTCCCGGTCAACTTGATCAACAGAGCGCCCGAGCAAGTTGCAGAACTCTTCCCATGTACCGTTCAGAATTTCCGCACCGTGCGGAGTCTTCCTCCCAGCCAAAGCCCGGTATAGCTTGTTTTCCTTGACGAAAGCCAGTTTGGAAGTCCGCACGGTGCGGGAAAATTCCTCGAAAGCCCCGGCCATCTGTGCCTGCCCCAAGAGCTGGTTGAGCAGGTCGCGTTCCTCGCTGTAGTCGGCCTGCACGGCAGCCAACATGTTGGTCGCGGCAACGGCAGGCGTGGCGTCGGTCAGCGGCACATGCTCGGCGGTGACGATGAATTCTTCGGGCTTGGTTTGAGCCGGTTTGCGGGCCATGTTTATTCTCCCTTGCTGTGTTGTTCGTTGAGTTGTTGCACGACAGTTGCGTACAGTTCGTCCAAAGCCGCCTTGGCCTGCTCGATTCCTTGTTTCAGGCGCCCATCAAACTGCGGGGAGTGCTGGTTCAGACGCACCAGTTCGTCTGCCGAAAGCGCAAGGGTCGGTTGTCGACAAGCCAGGTTGCCGAAATAGATGAGCCACTTGATGCGTTCGTCATCTGTGGCGCCAATAAGCCGAGTGATGTTCTTCATTGGTTCCCCTTAGTTGATGGTCGTGAGCCGGCTGCGTGTTTCCTGGATGCGCCGCTCGGCGGCGTCCAGGCTTTGCATGATCTGAATGGCTTTGCGGGCGACCGCCACGGACACCCGGATTCGGTTGGTATCCGGGATTCGTTCCGCATAGCCTGCTTCTTCGAGCGTGAGCACCAGGCGGGTGATGTCGGCAGGGGCGAATCCCGTGGCACCAGCCAGCTCACCAGGGGTGTAGCCATTGGCAAAGTTGCGGAACAGGACATCTAGAACCGCGAACACGCGGGCGGCGGACTTGTTCGGTTTTGTGGCCATGGTTCAGGTCTCCTGAAAATCAAGTTCGGGGGTGAGATGCTTCTCCACGTTGCCCCGGTGCCAGGCCAGACCCTCCATTGCCTGCTGGATCGCGGCCAGGGTGTCGGGGGCTTCGGTCTTGCCGGCGTAGAACTGGAGAAGCTGGCCGACTGCGGTGTTGAGTACTTCCTGCAGGGCCTGCATGTCGGTGGCGCTGGCCTTGCGGCCGGTGGGCACGCTGATCAGGAGCCGCCCGGCGCTGGCGGCCAGCCAGCGGGTGACAAAGTCGATGCCGCAGATGTGCTCATAGTTGGGGATTAGCATGGCCGGCAGGCGGCCGTTGGAAAGCCACTTGTAGAGCAGGTCGGCGGTGATGCCCATCAGGTCGGCGATGCGCTCGACCGACAGGTTCTTCTTCTCCAGGGCGTGGTCCTTGCACAGGCGCAGAGCGTCCCGCAGGCTGTTCGGTGTGACCCGTTTCCAATTACGGCGGCTCATTGGAAATCCCCTTTTGCCGTCCACTTCCGAACAAACAGCGGTTTTGAACAGGTGAAAACCGTTTGCAGCCCGTATGATGGAAAGCGGATAATTTGATGCAGGGAGACGACCATGCAGGACATCGAAAAGCGGCTAAATGCGCGGATGACCGCGCAAAGCCTGATGATCGAGGCGCTGCTGAACGCGGCAATCAAGGCGGGCCAGCTTGATGTGTGCGCCCTGGTAGAAAGCCTGGAGCAGTTTGTCGAGTCGCCGAAGGCACGCTTTGCCGACCCGGTAGAGGTCGAGGCGGTCAAGAGCGAGGTAGATGGTTGGGCGGACATGGTGTTCGACCGTTATTCCCCGCCCAGGGAGATCGCCCCGGAGCGCAGCCGCATATAGGCTTGTTGCAGGCTGATGCCCAGGTAGCTGGCCTGGCGCTCAAGCTCTTCGCGTTGGGCCTGCGTCAGGCGCAGGCGGTTGGTGGTTTGGTGTGGTGTTGTCATGGCGTGGCTCAGGCAGCAAGAGGGTCTGCGGTGCGGCGGCTAGCGGTGTGGCGGCGTTCCGCCGTACGGCGGTCGGTGCTGTGGTCGATGTCTCCGGGGTTGGCGATCTCGCCTTCCTTGAGGCCGAGCATCACGGCGATCCGGTGGGACTGGCCACGGATGCACTTCTTGCGTCCGGCCAGAACCTCGAAGACCAGGTTCGTGCTGAAGCCGTGAGCGGTGGCCCATCCAGAAATGGACAGGCCCTTCTTCTGGAATTCGGCGCGGACGTCGTCGGCTGATCGGGTCATGGTCTGCTCCGTTGGTTGTCTGTTAGTTAGTCGGTGGTGATTGGTTAGTGTGAGTTCATTGTAGGTAGAAATTTTCTACCTTGCAAGGGGGGATTGGTGTGAATTTTCGACTTTCAGAGCAGGTCAAGCAGATCATGGCTGCTTGCAGCCTCAAGCAAAAAGACCTTGCGGAGCTGCTTGGTGTGCCGTTGCATCGGGTGAAAAGCCTCTCCTCCGGGAAGGTGCAAAATTTCGACCGAGAAGAAGTCAGGGCTCTGGTCGAGAAATTGCACCTGAGCGCCAACTGGATTGCGACCGGCGAGGGAGACATGTTTGCCTCGGCTTCGGAGCAGACTTTTACGGGAGAGCTGTCCACATTGCGTCAGGCGACGGATGCTGTGACCGCCCTCCCCTTGTCCGACGATCAGAAAAGGCAAGTTCGGGACATCCTGTTTGCGGTTCAGTCTGGTAAGACCGACTTGATCCAGGTGGCGCTAGGGCAGCCGGTGGCCGCGCAGGCTGACCACTTCGTCATGGTCCCCCGCTACGACGTTCAGGCAAGCGCAGGCGCAGGGGCGCTGATCCATTCTGAGTTGATCGTCGACTACCTGGCATTTCGCCATGAATGGGTCTCCCGGATGGGCTTGAACCGACAGAAGCTCGCGCTCATCGAGGTGCACGGGGACAGCATGGAGCCGGCGCTCTACAACAACGATCTGATCCTGATCGACCTACGGGCGTCAGAGCTGACGGTGGATGGCATCTACGCCATTCAGCATCGCGGCCATCTCCTGGTGAAGCGTATCCAGGTGAAGCTGGACGGTACCGTGATCATCAAGAGCGACAACCCTGCCTATGAGCCGGAGGTGCTGGGGCCGGATGAGGCCGGGGGGCTGGTGGTTGTCGGGCGTGTTGTGTGGTTCGGCCGTGGAATGTGATGTGAAATCTAGCGGAGGGAGAATGAAGAAGTGTGGATGTGTGCTTGCAGCTGCTGTGGTGTTTCTCTCCGGGTGCTCTGAGTCGACAACAGAGGTTCGCCAGGCGGCTAGTGTGGCCAGCGAGGCGAAGCCTGCGGAGCCAACGGCTGCGATCAGCGAGTTGTTGAAAGCGGCTTCAGATGGTGTTGCCTCGACCAGCATCGACAAGATCATGTTCGATGCGAAGGGTGAGCCGGTCCAGTCGCCGCTCTTCTATGCCGAGGTCACCTTCACGAAAGACTTCTTATGGGGTAGCGCTCAGGATTGGAATGGACTGGCCTCTGCGCTCGATGGAGTTGCTAGAAAGGCGTTTGAGCGTGAGGACGTGGGGCGCTTGCGCTTCAAGATCGTCTCAAGCAATGGGGAGGACTGGGCTTACGTGGACTTCCGGCGAAACCGACTTCCAGCGGACTGGAAGGACGGCTCCTACCTACAACGCTTTGCCGCAGCCGATGCATCTAGTCCATACCCACAGGCCAGTGATGCCCTGTGCAAGTTCTACGAAAAATACGAGAGCGCGAAGCCAAAGCAAAACGCCCCCTGCGTCACAAAATGACCTGGTCGGAAACCCGGCCTTTGGAGCGATCCATCCTCGGTCGGGTAGGTCTTTCCCCGCTCTAGCATGGGTAGTGCCCTGTAAATCGGTTTATAAATCGAACGCGGGGCATTTCCACTCGGCACGCCCCCTCCGATTTCCTGCAGCACCTCCCGGTAGTCTTTAAACCAGGTTAAAAGACCGCCCTCGGTTCGCCCGCCAACATGGCGGCATGAAAGCGAACCTCATCCACATCTTCAAGCCCGGCTGCCACACCACGATGGCGGGCGAGGCTATCGAGTTCACCGAGGCTGACCTCGCCGCAACTGCCGGGGCATACGACCCCAAGCTGCACGAAGCCCCTCTGGTGATTGGCCACCCCAAGACCGACGATCCGGCGCAAGGCTGGGTGTTGACGCTCGCCGCCAATGCACGCGGTCTGTTTGCTGCCCCCCGCGATGTCGAGCCCGCCTTCGCGGAACAGGTCGGCAAGCGCCGCTACGGCAAGGTATCGGCGAAGTTCTACCGCCCCGACTCCCCCAACAACCCGGCGCCCGGCGTCTGGTATCTGCGCCATGTCGGCTTCCTCGGCGCCCAGCCGCCGGCCGTCAAGGGTCTGGACGATCCTGCTTTCGCGGACGATGCCGACGACTGCGTGGCCTTCCAGGAGCACGTCGAGTTCGCCGATGCGCCCGCCTGGCCGGTAGCCGGTGCGCTGCGCCGCATGCGCGAATGGCTGCTGGCCAAGTTTGGCTTGGAGGACGCCGACCAGGCCCTGCCGGGCTGGTTCGTTGAAGACCTGGAAGCCGCTGCGCGTAGGGCCGACGACGCTGTACAGCCGGCCTTCGCCGAACCTGTT